CTTTAACACCACCTAATACACTTGTAGTAGCTGTTGGTAATGAATAAGCACTAGCACTACTAATTACTCCATTATTAATTGTAACAGTAGTTCCGTCTACTTTAACACCGCCCAACACACTTGTAGTAGCTGTTGGTAAAGTATATTGAGCAGAACTAATTATACCTCCGCTAATTGTAATAGTGGTTCCATCTACTTTAACACCGCCTAACTGCAAAGCACTTGCTGTCGGTAATGAATAAGCCGCAGGAGGTGTAAATGTAAACACATTATTAAGATATGTTAACGAACCTGCACCGCTAGCCGCATTAGTTACTACACTTAAACTATTTGATTGTAATGGAGTATAACCTAATGCTCCAGTGACTTGTCCAATAGTTAATGTATTTCCACTAATACTAGATACTGTTGCGGCATTACCAGTAATGCTTCCATTAATAGTATTTGTTACTGTTAAGTTTGTCAATGTTCCTACACTAGTTAAACTTGAACTTGTAACATTAGATGCTAACGTTGTGCCAGTTAATGTACTAGCAGATATTGTACTACCATTTGGAATTTGTTGCCAAGTAGTTCCGTTATAAATTACATAATCTCCAGGATTAAATGTATAACCCAATGCTGTTCCAGCAACACTAACTACATATTCCCAACCAGCTGTACCTGTACCGTTTGCCAATGTTGGATTATTTGTGTTTGCATTCCATGCACCTTTGAAAACAACTGCTCCAGTTAAACTACTAGGAATTTGTGAAGCAGATAATTTGCCAGTGCTATCTAAAGTAGCAATTCCGCTGTTTTGTCCAATAGTAGCTACAGCAGGAACACTAATAATTCCACTAGATATTGTTACACTTGTACCATCAACTTTTACACCACCTAATGTACTTGTTGTAGCAGTTGGCAATGTATAAGCCGCAGGAGGTGTAAATGTAAAAGCACCAGTTGAATTATTATAAGTTAAACTACCTGCTCCGCTAGCCGCATTTGTACTAACACTAAAAGATCCTATTGAAACATAATTGTTTGGATTTGTAGCATTATATGGTGTAAAACCTAATGCCGATGTAACTTGACTACTAGTTAGTACTCCTGTGCTAATTACTCCGTTATTAATTGCTATGCTTGTACCATCAACTTTAACACCGCCCAATGCGATTGTTGTAGCAGTTGGTAGTGAATATGCGGTTGCTGTAATAACTCCATTGTTAGCTGTAATTGTTGTACCGTCAACTTTGACACCGCCTAATACACTATTAGTTGCATTAGGTAAACTGTAAGTACTGTGGCTAGTAATAACTCCATTAGTAATAGTAATTGTACTTCCATCAACTTTGACGCCACCTAATACTGTTAGACTAGCAGTTGGTAGCACATACGCTCCTGGTACTGCACTTATGACTCCATTAGTGATAGTAATTGTACTTCCGTCAGGTTTAACACCTCCTATTTGAGCTACTGTAGCAGTTCCTAAATATGCAGTAGTTTGAATACTAGTATCTGAAAAGTTTAATGTTGGTACAATAAGAGAACTAGTATTAGATAATAACACACTTGGACTTGTGCTACTAAGAATAATGTTACCTGGAATATTTAAATTACCATAACTATCAACGTAAACACTAACATTACCATTGCTTATATTATTAAGTTGTTGCCAATTAAAATTTGTTCCGTTAGTAATTAAAACTTTTCCGGCATTACTTGCTTGAGCAGGAATTGCTGATTGTGCTACGCTTGTATACAATTCTGCAAAATTTGCATTTATTTTTTGTCCAGCAGTACGCAAACTATCACCTGTGTGATCCCCTGCTATTGTACCTATATTAATGGTCTGTTGCGTCATTTTTTATTGTCCTTGATCGAATGTTTCGCCAGAACTACTGTCCATAGTATCTCCAGCACTATCAAAAGTTCCAGTTGGTGTAGTACTTATCTGCTTATACTCACTATACCAAATGCCCGGTGTTGCTCTTAAAAATTGTCCAATATTGGATGTATCATATAATATGCTTATAGAATTATCCCACGCAACACCTGTATTTTTAATTACAGTTATCTGAGTTCCAAAATCTAACAAATTAGACAATGTTATTTTTGCAGTTGTTCCGTCTACTGTAAAATCAGCAGGGAATGTAACATCTCCCGCTGGGCTTTCAGGAGCATTATTAATATTGAATACGCTATATGATTCTTTCTTTAAACGTATATTTCCAATAAAGAATGTCCAATTAGCAATATCTGTAAAGAAATTAGTACTTGTATGCGCAGTTGTACATCTGTAAGTATACGGTCCTTGATTTACAATAGTTCCTACTGTGTAATCAACACCGCTAGTCCACACACTTCCTGTATTATATCCGCCGACAAATACTTCAATTTCATTCACATTAGCTGGAATAAAATCTAATTCAACAGTATCTGTGCCATCACTTATGTATTGTTTTACAGTCTGAGAATCAGAATAAGGAATAGTTTCGCTACCACCGATATCTTGTACATGTGTACCTACTAGATTCACTGTAAACACACCTGTGCCCAATGTGCCTCTGCGTAATTGACCTAGTGTGTTGCCGTTTTTAGAAAAATATTCAATACGTTCTCCACGGATTTCAACAACACCTGGCTTATTATTTGCAGGACTTGGAACATCAAAATTACTTGCATCTGTTAAAACAATAACAGTATCATTCCAATGTAAATTTTGTGCCAGAGTTGTTTGCTTAGTTGCACTCAATCGTTTGTAACTTACACGATTTAACATGTCTTTAAATTGCATATATGCAATACCTGGAGTTACAATATTAGATCCAAATGTTATCAATGTAATTACGTCTGAGGATATCAATGAAGATGCTAAAGTAATACTTTGTAAATCATCATTCAATTTATATTCTACTGTAGGAGTTAATAAAGTTGAATTTTTAATCACCCATACATAATAGTCATTAATTACTGGACGATCTAATTGTATTAAGCCACCGGCCGCTGATTGATAATAGTAAAAACTTGCACTATTAGGAGTTAATTCTGCATCACTAGTTACACTAACCGCAGTACGCTCAATATTCAATATATCGTGTTGATAACTGCTAATAACTTGTACCAAATGTGTATTATCGTACGCTTGCGCAAATGTAATTTGATTAGTTGCAGGATTAAATGTATATCCTTCGTTTGTTATGATACTTACAATTAATGTTTGTCCCGAATATGTTTTATAAATTGATTTATTAATTTTAACTGTAATACCGGACAAATCAACAATATAATCAGTTCCTTGAACTAAAGTAACATTGCCGACATAAACAACTATATTAGTAATAAGCACTGCAAACGGAACAAATTTAGTAGAATCAATAGTATAATTTAATCTGTTGCTGCCAATTGTAAAATAACTATTTACAGGAGCTGGTAATATATTTTGATCTACACGAACAATCATATTAGATTCGTTAGGCAATGCATTGCCAATTTGATTTTGCAATGTATAAGTTGTAGCGCCGTTTGTGGCTACAGTTTCTACTTTAGTAATTGCAAATGTCTGTTGAGACCCTGCTACAACTATAAAACTAACTAATGCGCCTGCCGCTGGCGCAACTGAGAATCTAAATGCAACAGCATTAGAAAAATCATATGAATTATTAGTTTCAAATACTTGAGGGCTTGCAACGACTCCATCTACATAAACTAATGTTGTTATTAGATTTTGCCATTTTGCATTACTTACAAATTCAGTTGTATAACCATCGCCAATAAAATGATCTATATCTAAAATATTAGAGCCATTAAATCCAATACTAAACAAACTAATTTGTGTATTTGCACTCGGAGCACTACTAAACACAACTAAACGATTTCTATAATCAACAGTATAATCTACATTTAAAGTTTTAACTGTATCATTTAATTTTACAATTACTGCACCTTTGCTATTTGGTTGTTGGCTTAATGCAAAACTTGTAGTTGTACCGTCTGCAATATAATTGTCAGTGCGCATTGTAGCGGCACCGTTATTTGGTTTGTCAAATACTTTAATTGCAACCGCATCAACGACTTGCCCCGGCACAACTTCTTCTGGTGCTGGGCTAGTTGTTGGTGTAATTAAATCATCTCCATCAACAATAATATCATCTGCGGCAAGACCAGTAGCAGTCAAATATATTCCGTTTAATTGGCTAGTATCGCCGCCGCTAAGACTTGTATCGTAATCAGTTGCTTTAGGAGCAATACTACCATCACTTGTAGTTTGTCTTATAATAAATTCATCACCTGCATTAACAATAAATGCTGTTGAACTTGCAGTGCCACCTTCGTCTGTTACTGTTGGACTATTTGAATTTGCGCTACCGCCATCATCTATTTCGGAATCCAATGTAGTAAATGATGCTCCGCCATCTATAGAAGTATAAGGTGTTGAAATACTAAATGTCTTAGTAACAACTCCATTACTATCCGAAATACCATTAGATAAGAATGTGTTTACAATAGCACTTGTATTGTATGTAGGAGTTAAACCTGTAGCTGTTAATATTGCTGTTGCTACATTTTGTAATGCAACTGAAGCATTAGTCAATGTAGGTGCTGTTGCAGTTACAGTTGGTTTATTTGGAGATCCAATAATAGTTAAGAATGTATTGATATTATTTGTAATGCTAGTAGTTGCCGCAGATCCTCCATTTAGTCCTGTATTAATATATTGTGTAAAAATATTTTGTAAAGAACTAAATGCTGTGTTAGTAATAATGTCCAAACAAATAGTTTTAAAATGTGTATAAACATCTTCCCAATAGTTGACGGGTTCTACATTTAAAACGCTATTGTATAACCAATATCTTAAACCAGCATGTGTAGTTTGACTATTTCCGCCGTAAGTCAAATCGTATATTAATGCCCAAACAACATACTGAACATCGCGTTGACAGCTAGCGTGGTTATAATTCACACTAGGATATGTAGTGGTAATATACGCCACCATTTCTGCTTGAATGTATGGTATGTTATCAAACAACAATATTCCGGCATTAATAATACCAGTGTTTGTTCCAGACGGTGCTGGAAATTCTGGAGTAGGTATAACTCCATTATTAGTTTGTTTTATTATTCCTACAATATTAGCAAGATTTGTGTTAATTGTACTAATTGCATTGGCGTTTGCGGCTACTGCTGGAATAGCTAATATTTCATTTGCAATAGATGTTACACTAAATGCAGTGGCAGCAGGATCAAATCCGTAAGTTGTTACTTGATCCAATATTTCAAGAGCTACAAAAATACTTTGTAAATTACTGGTTACACCCATCACAGTAAATGCTGTATCATAAGCAAATGCATTTACTAAATCTTGTATAAAAGGATTAATATTATAATATGGATCATCAAGTCTGACAGGATTTAATTGACCAATAATATTAATAATTGTTCCAGAAAGTATTTTTGAATTAGACAAATTAGTTAATTTAATTTGTCCGTCAGAATTAATAATAACATCGGTTGGCTGAACTAATGTACGGGTAAATGTGATATAAGTACCTTGTGGAATAGCTTCATATATAATATTACTTAAAGTAACAGTATTACCGTTAATTCCAGCAACAGTAGTATCATAACTAAAGGCACTGTAGTTTGCCAATGTCACTACATCATTAAGTTTCAAACTTGCTGTGCTTGATACTGCAATAGTTAAACTACCTACTGCGGTTACTGAAGTAGTTGCAAGATTATTTACAACAGTTACATAAGGTAATATATCTGAAAGACTGTAATTATAAACTGTAGTAACACCATCCGATTGATAAGAATCAGTATGAGTTTGTGTTCTATATAAGTTTAATTGTACGCCAGCCGCAGGTGTATATGGTAATGTAAATGTATTAGTATTGGCATCTACGATAACGTTATAATCAGTAAATGTCTCATCATAAGTGTCCCATGCGTCCGTAAAATATGGTAAACTATCCCAACCTGTGGATAATTTAAATCCTATACCGTTAACAACAACTCCGCCATAATCAACACCTGTCATTAATTGTGCAAGATCTTTTCCTAATTCGCCAGTTGTTGGAGAATACAAATATTGAATTCTATCTGTGGCTTTTAACAACGCTTGATTAATTTGATAAGTTACACTAATGCTAGAACCCTTAACAGGAGCAGTGTTAAACTGTATCATTCCATAATAAGTTGTATAACCCGAAGCTGTTGAGCTAAGGACTGACATTTTATATGTGTCTCTTAAAACAAGAATATTATTGATAGTAACAGTGCTTGCTCCAAGAGTTATATCTGGGCCCCATGTTAATAAAAATTGTAATTGACTTCCGCTTCCAGTAAATGTTTCAGTTTTAGTTCTTTGTGTTATAAAATAAGTAGAATCAACGCGGTCAAATTTCATACCAACTAGTGTGCCACGAACGACACTATTGCCAATAATGGCACTAGCTGTTGCGGCGACACCGGTTTGTAATAGCCCACCGTTAATCGTAACAGTTGGTGCTGACAAATAACCGCTACCTGATGTTAATAATACAATTCTGCTAACTTGTCCGTTACTAATAAATGCACGGGCGGTAGCGCCTGAGCCACTATCACTTGTAAAGACAACTTGTGGTTCTGTAATATAATTTGAACCGTTACTGGTTAATTTTAAATCAATAACTTCAAAGCCTGCATTTGTTAACCAGAAATTCCAAGGATATGTACTTACTGCACCATCTTGGGATTGCAATTTACCGTTACTAACATACGTGTCGATAACTTTAACAACACCGTTTTCATATATTGGCTGTAAGTCAAAATCAGTAATAGGTAATTGCGCTGGGTCAATACTATTATAATTACTTACATATTCGCGGATTTTAGTCTTATATGGTTTAACTTCGTTAACATAATCTTCGAAGTTTGCTAGATTATCTGGTTTGTAAGTAACTGGTCGATCCAATGCTCCAACATTATGCTGTGCTTTAACAAAACTTGTTTTGAAAATCCAATCAACATATGGCTGTTCGCTTAATGCATATCTTACGCCAGCAAAGAATATATCTGAATAACTACCATTTAAATTATTTTCTTTAGTAAAGATATTATTTTTAAGTGTGTTTAAAATAATTCTTAATTCTGTAGCGGCTACTTTATCAAATCCTGTAGAATCATATATTGTATTATCAAATCCTAAATCAGTATTTGCTAACTGATACAAACTACTACTTAATTGTATCGTACCGTTTTGTATACCAACTGTAGCATAAGATTGTGTCCAATCAACGCTTGTAGAATTTGCATATTTGTACAGTAATTCCCAACCGCCATTATTGCTATTTCTAACTTTAACAGTATCGCCTATAGATGCATTAATAGCATTTAAACCTGTTAGGTTAGCCACAGCAAAAGTTGCTACTGTAAATTGTGTGGCTGTAAAGATTGTTTTGCCATTAGTATCGACATATGATCCGTACCAATCACTATAATTCCAATAATTTCTTACATCGTAGCTTTGTGTTAATGTACGATTCCAAGACTGTTGTACTGGATCGTAACTATAAATGCTCCAATTACCGTTTGCTTGACTATCACTTTGTACTAATGCTGAATAATCTCTAACTGTGATTGTAGTAGTATTTGCTGTATAACCTTCTCCCGGAGATATAATGTTAGCCCCAATGATTTGTCCTTTAGCATTTAATACTGCTTGGACTACTGCACCTTCACCTACGCCATTAACTGTTAAGAATGGTGCCGTAGCTGTTCCATTAATCGATGTTATATAACCTTTGCCAGAACTATTGATGACCACTCCTGTAATTTTTCCGTTATTAACTACAGGTGTTATGCTTGGACGAGTAAAATTACCAACACTAGCATAACTTAAATCCGTATCTACAGAAAATACAGCATCATATAATCCAGAAATGATACTTGGTTGAGGATCGTAAGTTTCTAAAGGTGCAATGTTATCACTTTCAACAATTTGATTTTCGGCTAATATTTGATTTGTTAATTCTACAAATTGCTTTAATGCTTCAAATCTATTTACAAACATTCCTTGTCTTGGACGATTTTCGATACCATAACGAATCTTAGGCGGTAATCTTGGATCAGGAACTTCTCGACCTGCGATATCTTTTCCACACAAACTATCAATCCATTTTTGTTCAACTACTGTAGGAATATATGTAGTTGGGTCATCGCTTATAATTTTCCAATGACTATGTATATTTTGATCTGTTTTTGTGCCAGTCCAATATTGTATGCTTAATACAACATTATTTGATGACAAATATTGTTTAGCATTAATTAAACTAAAACTATTAGGGCCAGTTAATGCAAGATATGTATAGCCCTGACCTCTTGGGTTTGATATTAAACTCGACACATCTTGTGCCGCCATATGTCTTCCTGAAACATTAGGAATAAATTTCTTATTTTTAACCCAGTAATAATATGTAGTAACAGTTGATTTAGTTACAGTATTATAAGTTGTACGAATACTATATTGATTATCTCCATACAAACTTGTACCGCTAATATTCAATGCTAACCCAGCAGGAGTGTCTGCTTGTGCGTCCCATTGACTTGGTTTATATTTTGTGCCAATCCACTCATAGATGTCTATAGTAGAACCAGTAGCTAGTGTACTCCAATTTGTATTTCTATATACAGGATCATCTTCATACGCATCGATAATTTTTGCGGTGCGAAGATCCCACCATAGTTGTCCTACTTGGTCAGTTGTCCATGCCGCAGAAGAATTTGGAGATGTAGATCCGCTAAATGTGTTGTACACAGCAGGATCATAAAATGCTTTATACATAATTTCTTCGTCTGCTGGCCCTGGGACCTTTCCTTGGGCAATGTCGACAACATCTAAATGAGTTAATAATTCTCCTGTAATTCTATTATATAAAAAGGCTTTTTTAATTTTAGTTACATCTGGTTTATCAACTTCGGTATGGTCAACTGTCCATGTAAAGGTATTTTCAGGTTTTCCATAATCAACTACTCGACCAGATACATAACCTTGATCAACTGCTTCAGGCAACCCGACTAAAATATGATTGGATCCAACTGCAAATCCTGATCCGTATCCATCAAGTTCTATAGTTTCATTAGTTTTTAAAGCCGCTGTTCCAGTTCCTGCTCCATCACCTGTAGCAGTAAATGTTACTCCGATGGCGTTTGTACTTGCTCCGACTTTTGTAAAGTCTGTTGTACCTAAAGTTAAAATTTGATAAACATCATTTATAACAAATTCTCCAGCAGAAACTACTGGATTAGATTTAGTTAAACTTTCGCTAAAGACCCATTTAGTAGCATACACATCATACACATCAATACGTCCGCCATTGACTTGATTGTATACAAAATCTGTACTGTTTTTATCAAATGTTGTTTTGTTATTATCAAAAGTAGTTATAATTCTAGTATCACCGTATTGACTAAACACTACCAGTGTTTCGTAGTCATTCATAAACGATATCTTATTTCCAAAATGCCCATTGGTTTCTGGAATGTGAGGTACTAAAGAGTAATAAGAACTGTAAGTATTGTTTGCATAACTGTATACACTTACTCCGCCACGTTGTACAAATCCTGGAGTCGTAGCTGTATCATCAGAAATTGCAATATAAGTTCCAGAATTAGATATGCTTGTACTAATTCCAAAATCTAAATCAGTTCCTGTAATAGTTTGCAACAAACTAAATCCTGTTCCAGAATTTTTATAAATTTTTACAAGACCGTTTTGTGTTCCACCGCTTGCACTAATAGCAAGTGTAGAACCGTCTTGACTCAAGCTAATGGCACTACCAAAGTTGCCTCCAGAAACTGAACCTGTATAGAATTCTGTAAAATCATATCCCCACCCAGTTACTGCAAATTGAATAATGCCGCTTGGGATAGAATCTGGACTACCGCTTAACAATAATGTAGTGCTGTCGACTACACTGATAACAGTTTGTCCGCTGACAAATGCAGGGTTGACCAAACTCATTCCAACTCTTATACCGCTTGTACTAGCAACTTTTAATGTGCCAAAACTACTACCAGCAGGATTATAACTAGTTGATTGTTGTATTATAGTAGAATATTTTAATTTATATACTGCACCGACTGTTACATTGCTACTATTTTTATAACCGGTTGCAGATACGTATAATTCATTAGTACCAAATACTAAATTACTACCAAAGTTTTCGTTTGTCACAAACAATGGGCTAACAATAGTATCAATTAAGAAATAATTGTTATTAGCATCTTTCTTGTATAAGCTGACAACACCTTGGCCAGCAGGACCGCCAAGATAATATGTAGTGTCAAGACCTACATAAGCTGATGTGGCTTGACTAGTAATATCTGTCCATTGGCTGTTAGAACCCGGTGAAGGTAGTGGTTGCTGTGTAGCTGTCATTGCGCCAGCAGAATTTGTTGCTGTAGTTAATGGAGATAAATTAGAACTGCCTTGTTGTCCCGAAACTGTAAATGTAGTTGAACTTAAAACAGAAACAATATAATACGGAGCTCCAATTATTATACCGCCAAACGAAAATCCTGAAAAAATAATTTCATATCCTGATGCTAATCCTGCAGTAGTATCAGCGGTTATAACTCCGCTGGTATTTGTACCATAAATGTTTATAGTTGTTTGGCCATATAGTGCCTGATTAGATTGATATAATTTAGATTTATAAACAACTAATGTATTATTTGGATAAGAATTATATATTGACCATGTACCATATGAATTAACAGGTAGATAATAAATTTGTTCCCAGTACGCCGATGTAGATGTAGGTGTATGATTAGGCAATACAGTTGTCAATGCTTGCCAGTAAGCAATATTAGTTCCAGAACCAGTTGAAACTACTACGCCTGCACTTAATGTTGAAGTGTTTACACTAGTGTATGCACCAAGATAGTTAGTGGCTGCATAGCCAGCTAACGGGCTAGCAGATGCCATCCATGTACCACCACTTGAAAATGCTATTGAAGTAGATAGTGTTGTAGGTAAATTCTGACTTGCAGTAATTGTAAATGTTGATGAGCTAACTGTTGCAGTAGATGTTTGACTAATAGTTACGCTAGTTCCAGCAGACACAGAAATTATTGTAGTTCCATATGGAATTCCTGGGCCTTCTATCAAGCCGCCAATCATATTAGTTACAGCATTTGTCGTAGTTAGGACATTTCCGTTAATAGAAATAGAACCTGTTAATAAAAATACTATGTTGGTAGCAATATATGGAGCAGATATAATTTGGCGTTGCACCCAAGGAGTTACTGTACCTGCTTTATCGTAAGTAATTATTTCCCCGAAGCTAGATCCAACTGCGGCTAATGTGCCTTTGTTGTTTACTGCAATAATATTACCAAATCTTAATTGATTTTGTGCGGCTTGATTATTAACATTACTCAATGTATAAACAGGATTATATACCCAGCTGGCCCATTTACCGTCGCCCTTGTCATCTGTCCATACTAGTTCGCCTGGATTTAATTTTAAAGTGAGGATAGAGTCTAAATTATCTATGCTATTAGTACGTTGACTAACTAGAGAATACACAACAAGTTCATTACTTTGATTAAACGGATTTGGAAAATTTCCTAAATTAGCTGTTACTGTAAAAGTATTCAGTTTTACACTAGTAATTTGATAAAAACCTTGTAATATTGTTACTTGTGACAGACCAATCCATTGTCCGACAGATAATCCTGTTAAATTTTGTGTAGTAAGTGTTAATGTTTTTGTACTTAAATTATATGAAACACCAGTAATAGACAAATGGATATCAGTATATCTATACAAATTCCAACTAGGTCCTTCAAATGCTACCCAAATATATGCTCCTTCGTTGAAAGAAGTAATATCTTGATTAACTATTTCTGGCAAATAGCCCAGGCTTAAAAATATTTCTTTACTATTCACATACCCAGCACTTCTTAGGAAAGGATAGTATGTAGTTAATAATGGCCAAGGCTGACTATTATACCCCAATGGTGTTAAGTAAACATCGTTAGGAGTTTGTTGTATAATAAATGTATTTTTTAAATTAGTATCAATGGTATTAACTAATTCAAAGCCTTGCGGATTCGATCTAAACAACCCTTCGTCTAATATAAATTCAATTTCTTCAAATGCTTTTGCCGCACCGTACTGGCCTGCACGTATAGCCCATTCTTCGTAGAATGTTAAACTTTCTTCGCTGTCTGAACTAAGGACATTAAATAGTTTATTAAGAACATTTTGTGTTCCTTTTTCACGAATCATTCCTTGATAAAATTTAAATTCGCTAACATCATCTTGGATAATATTATCTAAATACTGACGTTTTTGATAACCAATTAAATGTTGTGCCATTTTTTGTTGTTGGTTGTCAAAGTTATCGCTATCTAAACTATAAAAGTCAGTAAATTGGGTTGCCTTATAAGTCCAGTTAGGAATTAATTCCGCTTGTGGTCTAGAAGATAGTTGATTCCAATTTGTTGCATCAAAAAATTGTACACCAGGAATCGATGCGTTGGCTGCATAATAAAAACCTTGATAGTTAACTATATCGCCTAATGCATAATCTTTCCATGGTTGCCATTGCTGAATATTAGCTTGGTCAAAAATAAATCCTGGAACATCTAACCCACCGTACCAGTCAAGACTCACGTGTCCTGAAACTTTAATACGTTCTTGTCTATATCCGCTTTCTGGATTGTAAATTACATCATTAAAAATTGTAGAATTATCTAATGTAATTACATGCTCATTTTGAATTAGATAAAAACTAGCACCATAGATTCCATCATCAGTACGTGGACTGTAACTTACAATATTACCTTCTCTAAAGCTGTCTAAGAATAATGGTGCCAATGGTGTTCCATCAACTTTAAATATTTCATATTCGTAGAATTGATTACTAATGTTATCGACTACTGCTAATGGAACATTAAAGGTAAGTTTGTTTGCCGCAGGGCTTAGGCTTATAACACTACTACCTACTGTACTTAATCCGTCTAATTTTGTATACTTAATTGGATCAAATATTGCAGATGCCGCAAGATTATACAATGCGCTATAATAATCGCCATTATATCTTACTATAGTACCGTATGGTACTGGTTCATTTGGAGTCCAATCGCTCCACTTATCTTCGCCTGCTGTCCAGTTTTGTGTGGTCCAGAACAAGAATTCTTTAGCACTAGTATCCCAGTTACTAACATTATTCAAACTTGTATTAAAATCATCAAATACAAAACCTTGATCTTTTAACCATTCTCCGTAACCTTGTAAGAAATCAACAACATCTTGTATTGAAGAGAACTCTGTTCCATAAGGAACAGTTATAGGATTTGATCGATCCCATAATTTTCTTAATACAGCATTTTGACCACCTATAATAGGCAAACTAGATAATTCAGCAAAGGATGTAGCATCGAATGTTAAGCCGGCAGTTAATGTACTTAATGCTCTGTAAAATCTTCCGTTGTATAACACAACAGAATTAGCAATGTACTGTTGGCCTGCTGTCCATGTAGAATAAGCCTCGCTTATGCCTCCAATATTAATGCTTTGACCAGTTTGAGTATATGGATAATATTTGAAATAAGGATGAGTAATACTATATCCTTTAACTTCGTATCCAGCTTGAAGTTTAGTAATAATAACACCACTATAGTTTATTCTTCTAATTGGACTAGAGCTGTTAATATTAACATGATAATTTTCCTGAGGAACAAACACACTTCCGGCACTTTGTGGAGTTTTGCTATCTAGTAATAAATTAAATTGTTCTTTACTAGTAAATGCTCCAACTCTATAACTAATTTGACTTGTCATTGTAGTCAAGTCTGTAGAGTATTGATTGTAATCTTTAATATTATTACTAAAGATAAAATTCAAGATATGATCTACTATATAATTGATTACGCCGGCAGTTTGAACACGAATTGCACTAGAGTAAATGCTTGGTAATACTATATCTTTTGGTCGAACTCTTAAATTAGTAGACTTGTAAACAAGTTGACCTGCAAGATTTCTTGAAATATTTGATCTGTCAAGTACTAGACCAAATGTTTTTGCAGGAGTTAATAAGATAGAAGTAATTAATACACTAAATGGATAGTGGCTGCTACGGCGCCAGGCACCTTCGACTGGACTTACATCACCGAATACAAAGTTATTATCTATGCTTGGAGTAATAGTACCATAAGCAAGACCCGATTCTCTTGGGCTGAATAATAACCCATCACTATCTACAGGAATATGTTGCATTAAGAACGGTTTAGCATACTTGCTTAGTTTAACTGGAGGCACTCCTGGAGCTCTTACTAGGCCTTGGCTAATATCTTGCCACATTGGCAAATTGTCTCCAGTATAAGGAGCAGGTCCATATAAGTCTACCCACCAACTAGGCATAATACTAAACCCTAACATTTCCCAAGGACATAAATTAGGACGGTCAGTATCTAAAATATATTGATAAATTCCTCTCCAATAACCTGGAATATTTCTACCGTCAGGTGCATTTGATTCAGAATAGTTATAAGTAAACGGATTTGTTATATCATAGCTTAGAGGTTTAGTAAAATCTCGTCCTGATAGTTGCACCCACTTGTAAAAATTAGGAGCAAGAACATCATTAAACTCTGATAAAGTATAATCGTTTGGTCTGTTATAACTAGGAATGACATCAGCAATGTCAAAAATAGTAGGATCGTATTGTACTTTAATATTGTTGTATATACGTTTTTCTAATTCTAAAATTAAATCGTCACGATAGTCACCGTAAGCTAATACTTGGCTACCATCATGGCCTTGTATCATCGTTCTTGGAGTTACTAGTGTTGTATCTGTATAAATTTGCGGAACATAAGCAGGCCATAATCCAAGTTTTGTTGGAGTAGCCGGAATAAAACTGCCATCAGTGCTATCATATTCATATGTGCTAATAGTACTTCCATTAGTTAGCGTAAATGAATCTTGTACAACTATAAAACCAGAATTATCAAATGTATAATCTTGCCCATAAATCATCTGTATACCGTTATAATATACACCAACTGCTTTATTTGATAAAGTTGTTAATGTAAACACACTAGATAACGGATATTGTTTAATTCTATAATCAACTACTGTGAGATTTGTAACCACACAAGCACCATAAGGCGCCATATCACTAAAATAATATGGGGAAGTATTAGGTTTATCTTTATTAAGTTTTTGTAAAATTAAATTTGTAATAACAACTGGGTCGCCATCAATACCTAAATTGCTAGCAGTTTTAATAAAATTTCTTTTAAAGCTATTATAATCATCTCGTGCTTGTTCTAGACTACGTACAATATTATTCGATTGATTGGTAATATGATAAATTGCAAGACTCAATGGTCCGCTATGTTGGACAAATTTAGTGCCGTACTGAGTTACATTTCCTAAATCTCTTAAATTACTATCTCCTGGAAATGTTCCTACAAAAGTAGTAGCTAAATTATCAACAATAGAATTTACATGGTCGGCAACTTCACCTAATGTAAAATCTCCCATTACATTATTCAAAGGATTATTTTGTAAATTTACTGGAATTTCATAATAACCATTGCTGTTTATAGGTTGTGCGGCAAATGCTCTTATAGTTAATACATCAGTTAATGCAATATCAGTTGTAAGTTGTACTTGAACATAATCTGAATTTGTAACCAGTTTCCATAAAGTTGGACTTAATCTGATTCCATTTACATAAACTCTTACTACTAGATCCAACAAATTACTAACATCGTCAAAAATATCAATATTAAAATTATTTGTTTGTCCAGAATTTTTATATATTCTAATTGCCGCTTGTGTATTAGGTGCGGTGCATGTTTGCCAGCCGTTTTCATAAATTGTTTTTCCAGCATAAGTCTGACTTACAAGATATCCAACATTAATGGCTTGTGTTATAAGACTTGTAGTTTGTTTATATTGAAAAGTATCAGTTGCTAAGGTAAAATTAAAAACAATATCACCAATATTACTAATATTTCTATAACTCAATGGAAAACCTAACGCAGTATCAGATAACCCTGTTCCTGTCTTATAAGAAAACAATGTAGTTCCAACAAAGGTAGTTCCGTTATAAACACTAGAATCTCCAAAACTTATACCATTTTCGTCTACGACATCAAACAACGGAGCTTGATTTACTGTAAGTTTTTGCTGACTTTTAATCCACGAAGTTCCGTTATACCAAAATGTTTTGCCTTGATATTTGTTACCAAATTTAACAGTGGCTACTTGATACTCTACTGGATCTGCAATTTCTACTAAATGAATTTGTCTGCTACCTTTACTTAAATGTAATACATCAACAAATGTAACTTTAAATATTTTATTTTTTACAAGTCTATCAGTATCGGCAGTAAAAATAATGCGCTGACCTTCTGCAAGTGCTACTCCGTCAACATTATAAGCAAACAATCCTTCAATAGTACTAAACGCATCTGTAGTATAATCATCGATGATATCGATATCATCGATTGCAGTTGTTCCATAGTTAGCAAGTTTTAAATCTGCATCAAATTCAATAATAGGTCTAATAGCCCTTGCTGTTTGATCTAATTCAACAGGATTACCGTTATAGGTTGAACTAGTAGCGATGACATCTTTATGGAACCAATGGTTGTATCGACTCCAATTATTTCTATCATTGCTTGTTCTGTTAATAACAATATAGTCCGATGATCCAGCATATCCGCTAGCATCACTAAAAGGTAAACTATCAAATTTGTCGCTGTCAAAAGGAATAGTTTTTTCTTCAGTGTAAGGATTAACAACTTCTAAAATTGTTGTTGGAATTAATTTAATTGCAACGCCAACACCTTCAACATAAAATTCTCCTACAGCATATTCTGCCGGAATAACATTGCCTTCAAAAGCTAATTTCATTCCATTACTTAGAGCAGTACCGTCGGGTAGCTTATAATGCTTTTTACCTAGCATGTCATTTGCTATATCTATGTAAGTATCGGCGGTAATATCTAAAACTTCAATTGCTCCACCTAAATTAATATCTGACTCACTTTGGTAAAATAACAAAGTTGGAGCATCTAATGGAACACTAAATGTAATAGTTCCATTTTCTACTGCATAGTTGTCTATGTTAGATGTTACATATCGATCATCACTACCTGGACTTCTAGCTGTTTTAAAACTAAAAGGATTTCCCGGACTTGTAATTTCAAATGTATATGTTTGTCCTCTGTATAATTTTAATACAGGATTACGTGTAAAACCGTTAGGTGTAAACAAATACTCGTTATTACTTAATTCTGATTCAACAGTAACAGTATATGTACTTGTAATAGCTTGTTGTTGTCCTACAATTTTAATAGTGTCAGGACCGTATGGCATCCAGTAATAATTTTGAAAATTAACAAACTTATCCCAATCGATATGAGGATCCCAACTGTAAAATTCTTGTTTGTTTAATCGAGCGTGATTGCTAGTATTACCGCCAAATGTTCCAATTTGATTAATGTAATCTATATAATCTTTAAAGAATGTTTGATTACCAATTTTATCTGTTACTGTTATAGCCGGTTCTAATTGGTAATTTTGTCTACTAGCATCAGCCGCAGTTAGATAAACATCGGCGCCAGTGGCACTTTTTGCATTTTCTCTACCTACATAGCCATTAATTTTTTTAATACTGCCAGGTTGATATAATTGATCTAATGTAGCTTGTAAGAATTTTTTATTAGCGTCTGACTGATAAAATTTAGGAAGAAAATTTACGGTAAGACCGGTATTACCTAATGGATTGTTATTATTAGCCATTAGTTACTCCAAAGGTTGCACTTGTTATGTTTTGACTTGATACTAAAGAAGTTAAGCCACTGCCTGTTACTGTTCGAGAATTATCACTAGTTAATCCTGATACAACATTAATGTCTGCGCTAGTTGCACAACTAATTAATATTTGATTGCTAGGACATTTAATTTCAAATAATGCTCCAAAGTATAAATTACCTTGTTTTGGAACAATAACAAAATTCGTAATATCTGGTGTGAGTTGATTAATCACGTATGTAGATAATTCCGTAAAATAAAATGTGTCACCAAAATTCCAATTTTCTAATGCAAAGAAATTATTAAATGCTGTAATAATTCTAGAAATAACGTCATTGTCGCTGGCAGTACTTGCAGGATTTTTAACTACATTAAATGTAGCTTGTAAATTTAAATCAGCTTGACTTCCAAACAATAACAAATAGCTCACTGGATGATAGATAATTTCATCTGAAATAGATTTAATTAAATTCAATTCAGGACTTAATAAACTGTTTAGTTCAGTACTGCTTGGCGGTAACGGTTCTGCTACATTCGCTCCTGCTAACCATTGTCTAAATTGTGTATCATAATCAGTTGTTAAAATATACACATCCATGATATTACTTGCACCCGGATCAATACGGCTATCATAATCAGCATTGTGTGTATATTGAAATTTTAATTTGTCTCGGCCAACATAAACTTTATAATCTAAAGATGCATTTAGTGGGCTGGTAACATTAGATGCACTATATTGCATTACAGTTTGCGTATCTAAAAAATAAAAATACTGTCCATCATTCCATTGTGTATAAGGTCTAGCAGAACTTTGTGTTGACAATATTTTAACTATACCAGATGCATTAGACACATATCTATAATCTTCTTGTCCGGCACTAATTAAATATTTTTCCTGTACAATGTATGTTGTCTTATTGTCCGGCGAAACAATATCTAAAAATAATTGAGGATTATCAACAATACCATTATTCATACTGTCTGCAAATGATATTACAATTTTACTAGGATCAATATATCCATCTAATCCAGTATAAGAATTAGTAATTTGCCAATTAAAATCTGTAGTAAATGGGTAAGTCGATGTAGGTTGTGTATTAATGCTTAATATTTTTAAATTGTCTAATATGGTGGCACTAGAAACTGTATCATAAACTTTTACAGCATCGTCAAAATAAAATGTAACTTCTTGATCACTTTCAAACACATATCTCATTAGTCGTGTGGTAATAGTATAAAATTGATTATCCGTGGTAAACAATAACATCCAACTAGAATCTTGTTGTGTATTTGTAGTATCGCCTTGATTACCTAAACTAAAACTCATAGTAGTGTTTAAATTTGTTTCAAATATAATTTGCCAGTCCATCATTCCGGCTAATGAATCATATCCGTAACGTAGTCCAAAAGGCGTATTATTAAAAATCAAATCTATCATTGTTGTAATAACACTAGATCCAATAGTTAAATTAAATTGAGGAATAATTTGACTAATAACAGCATTTGATGGTACAATCTGATTTAATGTTACAACTCCGAATAACCCGCCATTAACTGTAGTTGTTCCTGTGTTATTATCATTATCCCCAAGACCATCGCCCACAATAGATACAACCTGCGCCCACAAATAACTTACACCTCCAGCAGGCAATAATCCCAATGCAGGAACTGCTACTAGATTGTTTTGATTTGTTGTATCAAAATAATATGTTACTCCTCGTATTGTTGGAGCAATAAATTTAATTAACGACCCTGATGTAAAATATTTTAAATCAGTACTGGTATAGCTAGCTAATTTTTTAGGTAAAGCTGTAGTATCAGTAACGAATCCTGTTGAACTGTTACTGTCTGTAGTTACATTAGCCCACTGAATACTTAAACTTTCAGAAATATAATTTATGTAATTTGCATAATAAAAATTACGTAAGTTAGGATCATCTAAAATAGGAAAAACTGTATTGTATATAATTCCTTCTACATCAGTTTTAGTTACATAAGAAAAATTTGTTGCAGAAGTGTAAATTTCTTGATATAAAATTCCATCATCAGCAAATAAATTTGTACTGCTGTATTTGCCAGTGGGATCAGTTAAATCGAAATAACGACTAATGCCGCTACTTGTTCTATTAATACTTTTTACTTTGGCAATTTTATGTGTAACGCCTAATGGACTAATATTATAATCTTCTCCGGTAACCATACGGTTTTGTGTATAGTAAGTTTGAGGAGCATTGGCTTTAATACTAGCATTTGTTTCTGTTGCTGATGCATTTGAAACAGTTGATGCCAAACTTAAAGTTATAGTCAATGTTTCTGCTTGTCCTTGGCTACTTGTATATGGAATACTAATTGCTACATTTAAAATATCGCTAGGATTTATTGTATATGTTAAACCATTACTAACTCTATAGTAAGATCTAAAATTTCCTAATGGTAAACTACCAAATGTTCCATCTGCAAAACTTAAACTAACTGCATCACCTGCTCTAGTAATTACATTGTAAATTGTTTTAATACTATTGCTTAGGCTATTATAAATTATATTATTACCAGTTGTAGCAGGAACTTGTGTCCAAAGTGTATTTTCAAGACCAGTACTTTGATCTAGGCTGTATAACCATACATCTGTATTATTGATATTTTGTGTGTTAATATCAATAGTTTGATTACTACTTGGTTGGGTAACTGTAAATGTTCCTTGATTTAAATTGCCTTGTGTAAAATTTAAAAAGAATCCTGTGTTGCTACTACCAGCTCCATAACCATCATCTTTAAAAATAAAAGACATATGATTTCCAACTTTTGGAGGTTCTTCGTAAATTACTTCACCGCCAGAAATTGTAGTACTAGTAATTTCAAAATTCATTGTACGACCAGCAACGTTTTTACTAAAACTAAAAACAGGAACGTTTGTATTTCTAGCGTTAAAACGATATTGTCCAGTAGGTATGCCGTATATGTTAGCTTGATCTATTGGATTGCCAAACTGTTGAGTTGTAGGTAAAGCCGCATTGATAACTTTAATAAATTGATCATACCAGTTACTGTTACTTGGATCATTCCAAGTAATTACTTGGCCACTCATATTAATGCCGTTGCTATCTAATACATTTTCTGTAGTTTGAACTGTGCTAAATTTTAGCAAACCTGTGGCAGCTATGTTTCTACTAGCATTATAATTAATCATTCGTGCTAGTCTTAGCACACTATCTCTACGTTCTGCTAGTTCTAAAAAGTTTTCACGAGCATTTAAATCAACACGGAAAGCTATGCTTTGGCCCACGAAGGCAATAAGATCGATAAGGGCGAGGTATTCGCTGGATTCAATGTAATCGTTAAAATCTTCTGGAAAATTAGTACGGATATAGTCAATCATTGTACGACGTAAGTTATCAAAGTCGTAACTTTGGAAATCAGCGTTCTTAAATGATTGATAAATTTTCTGCCAGTCTTCGCTGACTAACAGGTTATTTTGTCTATCCGTTGAGCTCATAATTAGTCCTAATAAGTGTATTTATCGAATGGAATTATGTGGGTATTTTATCAGCTAATCAGCCCGTTAGCTTGGTCAAAGCGTAATTGTAGATCCTGGCTAATATTATAAGGCAAATAGGTTATTACACATTCAATCTGTATGCCAGTGTCGTATGGTGTTATAACAATATTCCCAGCTTGTATTCGGGGATCGTAATTTAAAATTTCATTTACGTTTTGTATAATCAAATCTTTTACTTGTTCTGTTAACGGTTCGAATAACATTTCCCATATAATGCAACCATAGCTAGGTTGCATTAAACGTTCGCCTTTTCTAATATTAAAATTATTAAGTAAATCTTGTTTAATAAGTTCAAAATCGTATAAAATAAAATTTTGTGTAGATGAATTTATTGTACTAAAACCTTTGTACATTTGTGGAGGAGCATTAGTAGGATTTGGGCGAGCAGGAAGTATTATTTTGTCATATAAGTTTGTAGCCATTATTGTTGCTCCTCTTGTGAACCTTGTACTTTATTAAAAGTATCAGTTGCTGTTGTGTATTTGTTAAATGCAGTTGTGCTGGGCTCCGATACATCTTCCGATGCTTGTGTTTTGTCTGAAGTAAATTGTGCAGGATCTAAATTTTCGTGGCCGGCCCAGGGCTCGGTTTGTGGAATTCTTCCTGCTTTAGGAGTTGTATCGGCTGATGTTGCAACACCTGAATTAAAATTAATATTACCGCCGTCTATAGCAGTATTGGCTGCCATAATATGAGTATCTCCGCCAGCTGTTATTTTGCTAGTAGTACCCGATGTTGAATTCCATGCAGATCCTGCTTGTTGGTTTATATTTGTTCCGGCATTAATATTAACATTAGCGCCTGCTGTAAAATTTATATCTCTATCAGCTGTAAAATTTATATCGTTTTCAGTATGCACACTGATACTATCTTGTGCATAGATATCAATTTTTCCATTACTAGTTAATTCTATCCAAGAAGTTCCTCTGCTATTAGTAATATAAATTAAATCTTCGCTATTGTGTAAAAGTATTTGATGCCCTGTTCTTGTTCGAATTCTAATTAATTCATTATGTGGAATTGTAGGATCACCGTCTGTTTCTCCGCCCAGTACACTTGCGTATTCTGGAGGGCCATCTCCGGCTTTTGTTTTACGTAAAAATTTATCATCCCCGTCATCCATGACAAATGTACTTCCACCTAAACGACTTACAAAAGCATTTGGTATTTTATAATCTTCTTTGCCAATAGCGCCTCTTGGTGCGCCTGATCTTTTATCTACAGGCCCTGGGGTACTCCATCCAAACACCATACTTGGCACTTCTCTTCTAGCACTACTAGTAGTTAATCCTCTGATATCGTCGTTATCTAACCCTTGTGTTTTTAACGCATCTGCTAAAGGGTGTAGAGGTTTTTTATTTTTAGTAGAATCTGAAGGACTTCCGTCATTTACTTTTTTATTATATTCTGCTACTGGCAATCTGCCTTCGCCTTCTACATTATTTTCTGTTGAGGCAATTCCAGGAATCATAAAATTCATTCCTTCATCTTGCACACACCCTATCCAGTATCCTCTCTTAGGATCTCCGTCAATAAAAATAACAACTACAGTTGTACCAACATCCGGAGGAACTGCCCATATACCATAACTTTTTTGAGTGTTACCATAATTGTCAGGATCTTGTCTTACAAAATCAGCACTAGTTACACCATAAAAAGGACTCATATATTTTACTTGGTGTAGTTGTCCAGAATCGCCTGTGTTACCTGTAGGTCTTAAAATTTCCACTTGCAACATGCCCATAGCAGTACTGTCTAAGTGACTGATCACTCTAGCTAAAAAAGGTCCTGGACGTGGTTCGGTACCTTTAGCACTAATTCTTGTTTGATCGTTTGACATTATGTTCCTGTTTGCTCTGCATCTGAATCTGTATTAGGAGTTTCGGTTACTTTACCTTTTGTCGATGGCATATCAGCTAATGTTGACTCGTCTAGGTATTCTTGCGTTGGTCGTCTAAATCCAGATAATGTTTGTGTAAATTTACCGTCTGCAAAATGGCTTTTAATTGTTTGTATACAATATAGTCCGCTAAATTGCATAACTGGTGCGCTTTTACTAGCACCGCCAAAATTATACAATCCTGTACTTTGATTAAGATCGATAGGAGTTCTAAAATTAATTATAATGTCAACTTCACCACTTTCATAATTTACAGTTCCATCTGTGTTTAAATTATGTGTGGCCGCTTCGCTGGTATAATTTCCTGTTCCGCTTTGTGTGATATAATATGGATCTCCAATAATTGTCATTTCAAGATTGTACATATCAAACGGATTATTAAGAGCTAGGTTAAACAACTTACCTGCACGTTGCGCTTGACCTTCAGCACCGCCACCGCCGCCTCTGTCATTGCCTGTTAGTGTGTTAACCCATTTTAAAATTGTAGGCATAAATCCTGGTGTAGGAGTTTGCTGTTTTCCATCAGGCATGTATTTTTGATTTTGATTTTTTTCAGGATCTTCACTACCTGTCTGGTTAGCTGTAACTTTATCTTGAGTTTCAGCTAAACCATCTGCACCCATAATATAAACAAATCCATTTTGAATTTCAATTTTAAAATTAATAATATCTACATTGTGCCCAGTATAAATGTATTCATATTTTTTTACTGCCTGATCTGCGAGACTGTCGAAACCCAAGCCTTTAACGCCTGCAGGTAGTTGTCTACTGTTATGTGCCTTATATGGAACAACTTGATAAACAATCAATCGAGGCTTAATACCTGTGTTTTTTTGTGTGTCACCAGTAGTATATACTTTGGTAGCTATTCTATACCAATCTCTATAACCCTCGGGACTTATTTTACTGCTATCTAATGTGTCACTAACAAAATCACTTTGTAATATAACTTGGTTGATTGCTTGCGGAATACTGGTATTTTGTGTAAAACGCATTTCTGTCGATGTTTTATCAAATTTAAATTTTCCAGTATTAAATGTGCCAGTTTTAGTATCGTATAATTGTTGATCTTTACCAAAGGCAGGATCTCCTTTACGCTTTTCATCAAATCCTAAACTAGCTTGTCCAATAAGATTACAATCACCTGGATTTTGAACTAGTGTTTGATTAGTCTTACTTCTAGCAACACCTAGTGTATCGTAAATGCCGCCACCGCCCGAACTATTAGATGATTCAGTAGCAGAACTAGAATCTTCAGTTGTATCAGAACTTTGACTAGCATCTGCTGAACTAGCTGTATTTTGTGGAAATAAAATTAAATATTCATCAGCTTGATCTACAATACCTTGTTTTTCCATTTCTTTCATTCTGGCATTTAAGGCTTTTTGTAAACTGTTTTCGCCTGACTGTAGTATTTCTTGAACAGTTGATCCTACAGCCGATGAATCACTTTTTGTATCTGCAATATCATCTGTTAAAGCAAGTTGATTCCATGGCATAGCTGAACATTTATAAACACTACCTTTTTCAGTAGCAGTCATACTTAAATCAACAAAGCTAAAAGGTATTTGTCTGCCGGTGTTAGGAATATTTTTTATTTGTCCGTTTTCAGTATTACCTCTAAAATCTATTGTAAGGACAAATGGTGCTTCACGCCAATTATCCCAACCTTGTTTTTGTGCTAGTTGCTGACATGCAATAATAAACAACCCCATACTGTAAGGTTCTATGATATCAAATGTAAAGTTCATTACATTAGTATTGCCGCCGCCTTGTTCAAAGCCAACAACACTATATAATTCTAGATTGTTAATAAAAAAATCAAATTTGCCATAGACTGTGTTAACTCGATTATTAGGATCAGCATTGGCATCTTTACAAATTAAAGGAATTTTTCCGCCGGCTTTATAAGTTTTATCTGGATAATTTAAATCGTTTTCTGTAAGACATCCTATACCTAATACATAGGTATAACTTGCATAAGCAAACAGTGGATTAGGTAATGGCAATTTTTGGCCAGGACTTAATCCTTTAAAGAATCCACTAATGCCTGATAGCAAACCAGATACACTACTAAACGCAGACGTTAATCCGCTTGCAGGACCTGATGATAAAAATTGAGATGCGGCATTACTAACCGCAGTTGTGGTTTGTGTTGCTGAATCTATTATACCTGGCAGTGAGTCAAAACTCATATTATAGTCCTAAAACAGTTTTTAGTCCGCTACCTTTGGGTATGTATATTTGAGTTCCTGGAACAAAATCTAATATAGGATCTTGTATAACATCTAAATTACGTTGCATAAACACCCACCAAAGGTTAACTTCTCCATACAAGTCATAGGCTAACAAATCAGGTCGGTAAGTATATTGCGGTTCAATAGTATAAAGGAAATCGTCCGCATCAGCACTAACAGGTCTGATAGTTAGTACATCAAGATAATTGTTTTTTATCTTTGTTTTGTACCAAGGACTTGTATTACTATATGTAGCCATGATTAAATGTATCCAAAACTATTATTGAGATAGCCGCCAGTAACAAATCTATCAAGACTAAAGTTACGAGCACTAGTTCTGCTATAGATAGGTTGTAATGTTACGCTAAGACTACTCTTTGTTGGAACATGCGCTACTCCTCCGCTAGTTGTCCCGCCAATACCAAATGTACCTAATAAACCTGCTACTTGTCCAACTCCTCCAGCAATGGCACTGACTCCGCCTAATATTCCGCCTAACGCACTATCGCCTCCTAACAGTCCAGCTCCAACACTGGCTAAACCGCCAATACTGTCTGCAACACCTTGTACTTCTCCAGCGGCACTACCGACTACGTTACAACCAATATAATCGCAATCATTAGGAAATTGCCAAGTCATTTTTGTAACTACTACCGGGACATTTTTAAACACATAATTTCCATAAGCATTTAAGAAAATAACTGGTGGAGGATTTCCTGCCTTAGGATCATTTCCTGCGAACATTTTGGTAAGGCTGCGTAAATAATGGATCATAGCAATACAGTATAACCCTTGTGTAGAATCTTCTACATACATAGGAGCTTCAATCTGCACATGTCCTGGATCGCTATTTTTAAATGCGTGGAATTGATAGTTTGTATGCACAGTATCAATAGGCTGATAAGTGGCAGCACTTTGCATAGTAATTTTTGGAGTGTAAGGAAATATTAAACCGCCTGCATCTTTCAAAGGTTTTAACACAGGACTTGTTTTAAAACTGGACCAATTAGCTAGACTTAATCTAACACGCCAGTCATTAGCGTTGGCATCTCCGCCGAAACTAGAAACTGCGCTGATAATATCTCCAACTGCTTCTCCGGCTGCTGGAAGATTTACCGCGCGAATAGCAGACATAACATCTCCGCCACCATTACTATTATATGCTGAGCTTATCGCACTACCCAAATTACTAGCCGTATTAATAGCGCCTGCTCCGGCACCCAGCAAATTAGCCGAGCCGTTTAATGAATCTAGTAATCCCATAATAATATCCTTGTTTTGGTATATTATTTATTTGACTTTATTAAGTGCGTAGTTTATAATAAGACATTAGAGGACTGATAAAGGATGACCGCAAAAGT